AAAGTGTAAACAAAGGTTAACGAATCGGTTATACTGACTATACACAATCACAAAGGAGTGTACAAAATGAAACTACTAAAACAATACATACTTGATACAGCTACCGAGGAATTGGCTAGATACGTGACAAATCAATTTGAACCGTCTGGGCTATCATACAAAGAGCTACTAGGTACAAAAAACGGGTTTTCCACCTTGCTAGGAAAATCCACCAAATGGGCTAATGACTTTGGTGACTATTGGGTGACTGGTATGTACTTGGCACCCCATAGCGAAGTACACGGTTTGCAATTGTGTTGGGGTCGGGGTGCGTGCGTTCGTTCGTGTCTCATATATACCGGTCATAATGGTGTCAGACCTACAAACCACATGAAAAAAGACATGCATATTTCAGAACGTAGGACGCGCGCCCTTTTTGAACACACCGAAATGTTTCTGACTCGGCTAATTGCTCAAATTATGATGATGTCAAATCAGCGTGATAGTTTAATGATTCGGTTAAATGGGACTAGTGATATTCGATGGGAATTCATTTTAGACTTGCGCAAGATGTCCGATGATTTCGGCTGTAAATTCTTTGATTACACTAAACTACCACTATCCAAGCGCGCGCCAATTGATGGCGTGTATCGTCTCTGTTATTCGTATGATGAAAAAAAGGTCAGCTGGGACCGTGCTACAGAATACATTGAGGCGGGCTATCCCGTGGCAGTTGTACTCACTAAAGAAGACTACAAAAAAGTTTTGAGTTGGACAAATGAGTACATCATCGATGGGGATGCGCACGATATACGCTATTTTGATTCGGGTATCTGTGTACTCAAATACAAAAGACCTACCGGTAAATATGCACAAACACCTAACGAGCAATTCATTCAATCGGTGCAAGTGGTCTCTAATCTTGCATACAAAAAACTAGCCTATGAACACACAAAAAAATACGGGGTGACGGTATGAATAGATTTCAAAAATATATTGTCACTGGTGTTGATGTATATGGCAAGCGGTTCCGCTTGGAATATAAAAGTTTTGATATGGCATTTCGTATAAATTTGTATAGCGGGTCTGTGTGGGGTGTCTGTAAGTGCTCTGGAAAACGTGAACTTTTAAAACGGGTATGGTGATATGAGGAGACTCGATATATTTTATGCCTGCTGGGGCGCCTTGCTTTTTATCTTGGCTTGTTATCTCGGTTTGCTGTGTTTGTCGGTTTTATGTAGGGGGCTGGTGTGAAAGAATTGACTTTCTGGTTTTATGTTTGGCTATTGTTCAATTGCGTTGGAGGTTGTTATGGCTGTTAAAGTTACATTGTTGGTTGAAGACGATGTGGGAGACTGGGTCACCTTGGAGTTAGAAACCGAGTACAACAAAATTGTGTCGCAAGATGAAAATCAAATGATGGATTATCTTTTCGGGCGCGTACTCGGTGATGGTATAGAGTCTTTTGATACGCTATGCTCATACATCATCATAATAGACTACACTGACGGCTCCTCTTTTACTCGGTGGAAATTGCTGTAATAACAACAACAGTATCTATATTGCGGTTGCATTATGTGCAATCGCAATATAAAATACTAAATAACATCATAAACTATCATTAACAACTAACAAAGGACACAAGATGACCCAACAAAAGAACGGTAAGGGAAGACCGAAGGGAAGCGGTAACGGTCGCTTATTGGCTCCGAAGAATCTAATTAGTAGGGCTATTAAGGAGAGGAATATAAACAGCCTCCTATGGGCATTCATAACGCTTACACATAACGAAATCAAGGAGGATGGGAAGCCGTCAACGTTTTCAGGTAGCGACTTACAACACTTTGTCAAATTGCTGCACTTGCGAGAAGTCGAGCGACCAATGCAGAATGATGCAAATGCAGAAATGGCTACACTGCAGTTGCAACAATGGCTGGATGCAGACACAGCAAAATGACGCGGGCGCAACAATGCTGTCGGTGCAATATGTTGCAAACGCAAAATCATCGTTAGGCGGATAGAACGGCTGGGGGTTACTTGGACTATCTAGACTGTGTAAGTCAAACAGCAAATCTCGGTGGCAGTTAGTACATCGCCAGTGTGGAAAGGGAGGGGGTGAAAACGGTTCAACACAACTGTGTTGTGTTATAGTGAAACACCTCTCCCGAACACACGGCAGTTGTACGGCTTGGCTGTTTGTCGATGTCCGAGATTAGGTGGTGACCAAGTTACAGGAGATATAGCAACGCCGGAGAGTGTGTTATATAAACACGCTCGTAGGCGTTGCGGTCGCCTCACTAGTTCCAGATGGTATCTACTCGAATAACTAAAAGTCTAAGCCCCGTGCGAATGTGATACTCAATCACATTGTAGCACGGGGCTGGTCGACTTACTCCTCTAGGTTTTCCGGAAAGATTGCTAGGAATGTGTTGAAGTGAAAGAGACCTGGTGCGTCAAATATGTAAAAGTTCGCGTCTCTTAAAACGTTCTTTACTCTATCAACATCATCTTGTAGTTTCTGATTGTCATCGATTGTAAGTTGATACAGTTGCACCATAAGGTTTTGTCCGTGTGTATGAACAATAGCCTCGCTACTCATATCAAGACTGTTAAGCGCTGACTCTATCGAGTCTGCTCGTTGTGCTAAGTATGAGTGGGATAGTTGGTTAGTCATTTTAATCTCCAATGATTAAGGTTAAGCCCGTAGGCAGTGTGTGTATGAACGGGTGAGCATAACTGTGTTATGCTATAGTGAAAGGAACACACAACTACAGAGGGCTAACCGACATTGGGTTACTGACAACTACCCACGGCAACGATGTGCAATGATATGCTGTGTGTAGATATGTATGCTAACTCCTCTATGCTATCTCCCCTCACTGCCTATTCCCCTGGAAGAACAACGTAGCGAAAGAGGTAGCAAGGGGAGTGGAGAACGGCACTGAACGTGACGTGCGTAACGACCCTTGCGGTCGTCTATGTGTGTATGCGTGTGTGTTGTGTTATGCTAGTCTAATAAACTAGTGGCGATAAAAATATGATACATTAATTCATATCTTTTATCGCCACGGTCAACTACTCATTAGGCTGGTCAATGCAACTCACTCAAGTACAATCAATCTTTACTGACCCATTCCAGTTCATTAGTCGCTTAAACATTGTCGATAAGACTGGTAAGGTTGTTAAACTGGTATTGAATGCCGAGCAGATAGATATAATCAATGCCTTGCAAGAGGGTAATGACACACTTATTCTTAAGCCTAGGCAGATAGGTAGTAGTACTGTTGTATGTGCTTATATGTTCTGGAAAGCATACACAGCAACAACACCATTAACTTGTATCATCTTGTCTTATAAGATTGCTAGTTCTAAACACTTACTGCATATACACAAGAGATTCTATCAGTATCTTCCTGAGGTGTTGAAAAGACCATTAGATGTAGACAATACAACAGAGTTGGCATTCAAGGGTGGTGGTAGGATTGTCGCAGCTGCAGCAACTCAAGCAGGTGGTCTACGTTCTTACACTTGTTCTATGCTACACATATCAGAGTATGCTTTTGCAGAGAATCCTGAGGAGTTAAAGGCAACTGCTATTAGTGCATTGAATGATGGTCAACTAGTGATTGAGAGTACTGCTAACTATTACAATGATGCGTTATGGAAAGAGATACACAAGTGTTTGATAGGTGAGGCTAGTTGGAGATACTTGTTCTTTCCTTGGTTTAAGCATTCAGAGTATACAATGGAAGATATACCAATAGAGTTGACTGATACAGAGTTAAAACTACAAGAAGATTATGGCTTAACATTGGGTCAGTTGTGTTGGCGAAGAGAGAAAGTCAGTAAGTTAGGATGGGAGAAGTTTGTACGAGAGTATCCTTTGACATTGGATGAGGCATATAGGATAAGTGGTAATACGTATTTTAACTATGAAGACTTTGAGAATGTAGAGGTAATAACGGTAAGTCCAACAGAATGGGTAACGTTTGAAGAGCCTAAGGAAGATGATACGTATGCTATTGGAGTAGATGTTAGTGGTGGTGTTGGTAGAGACTATGCAGTTGTGTATTGTGTAAGTAGAATGACATTGCAACCGGTGTGTATCTATAGAAGTAATACGGTAAGTCCAGTACAATTAGCAGATTATATATACGATATGAGTGTGACATATAATAATGCATTGACATTGGTAGAGAGTAACAACTATGGACTAGCGACGATAAATGAGTTAAAGCACCAAGGGTTCTATAGGTTTTGGTTAGATGCATTAACTGGAAAAGATTTCTTAACTACTTCAAGAACAAAACCACTATTATTCGAGAATCTCAAGAAAGGAATACAGACTGGTGCTATTAGAATGATAGACAATATAACGATGACAGAACTAAGAAGTATAACAGTAGATGAGAAAGGTGTGCTAAAGTTTGGTGAGGATATGGACACTCACTGTGATAGTGCAATGGCAATGGCATTAGCATATTGGTGTTTGAATAGTGTTAAGGTTAAAGAGCGAGCATATTTACCGGATTGGATAATTGATATGAAAGCAGATAGAATCAGAGATAATGCTGGTGTTAGTCCCAGGTTGCATAGACGGTATTGAAAGTGTATAGTATTGTTGGTGTTGGAGAATAGATATGCGTACGAATACTGAGATTGTACATTTGATTAGAACTGTGTTGGATGAGCATAATCATTTCTATGACCAACAAAGAGCAGAGTTAAAACGATACCGAGATGTATATGAGAATCGTTTTTGGCAGTCAGAGTATATGGATGACACGATGGTTCGTGTGGAGACTGCTGATTGTTTTGCTTATGTTGAGGGATTCATAGCGTCTTTGTTTTCTAGGAATCCAGCAATAGTTGTTTCTAAAGATAAAAGTATTGCTGAGGGTAATCCTCAAATGGCACAAGAAGTGGTTAATCGTTTTTTGTTTGACAAACGAGAGCAATTAGAGATAGCAAGTAGACTCGCCCTTATTTATCCCTCAAGTTTCTTGAAACTTTCTCCCACTGATAGTACGGATATGCTTGAAAGAGTCTCTATCCGTGCTATTCCGTGTTGGGAGATTATTCGAGATTTAGATGCGTCGAGTTGGGAAGAGCAACGGTTTGTGGCACATACGTACTACTTGAGCATACCTGAGGCTAGAGAAAAGTTTGGCAAAAAGAAGTTTACGGCTATACCGAAAGTAGAATACTTTACACCACAAGAAAAGTATACTGGTGTTAGTGAAGATTTACCAGATGATTATTTGTATATTCAAATAGTAGAGTTTTACGACCTAGCATACGATAAGTTGTATATGTGGACTCCAAACCATAATGATGGTGAAACCTTGTTGGAGAAAAGTCAGATACCGATTCGGACTTATGACGACAAACCGATGAGTAGTATTTGTCCGTTGTATTATTCTCGACGACCAGAGAAACCAATGTTGGGTATGAGTGCTGTATGTCGAGTATATGACCAGTTTTATGAGAAGAACATTCTGCGTACATATTGGGCGAATAGTGTACGAAGAGATTCTCGTCAATATTTGTATAAAGAGGGTGCATTAGATGAAGAGGCATTGGCTAAGATTACTGCCGGTGTAGATGGTGCAATGATTCCGGTAGATGAACCGATACTGGATGGTGTTATACGTAGTGTTGGTGTTGAGCCATTGAGTGGTAACTTTGATAGATATTTGACCTACATTGAGCAAGATATAAACCGTGGAAGTATTCTTGCTCCCTTTAGTCGGGGAGAGGCGACTAAAGCGACGGCAACCGAAGTGACTGCTTTGGCTCAATACTCTGCTAGTGAGATTGGTAAGATGGCTAGGGAACGAGATAATGCGATAGAGTTGTTGGCTTTAACGTATCTTAGGACCATTGCTTTGTTAGCAGAAGATGATGAGACTGCGTTTATTGAACTAGAGGGTTTACCAAAAATTATTACGGTTACTGACCTAGATGCCAAGTTTAAAATGGTTGCATTGGACCAGTCGTCTACTCCTTTGTCAGAGGCAATCAAACGGTCCAACTTGGTTCAACTAATGCCAGTGTTAATGCAGTTGGGAGTACCAATGGATAAAGTAAAAGATGAGATTATCCGTTTGTACGACTTACCCGAATCCTTTAAAGAAAGCCCACCAGCACCTCCAGCTGCACCTCCAGGAATGGGCGGTGCAATGGGTGGCGGTCCAGAAGACTTGACCACAGTACCTGGTGAAGTTGGGGCAATGGGAGAATCACCACTACAACAACTACCACAAATGTTGAATAGAGCCAGATAATGCCACTGTATGCCTACAAATGCCGTAACTGTAATAAGATTCACGAAGAAATTTTGCGAATAAACGAACCACATCTCGAAACCTGCGGTTTAGATACTTTTGAAAGTGGTTGTGGTGGTAGTTTATATCAATTAATTTTTGCGCCACAGGCGCATACTAGTTGGAATACTACTGGTAGATATGGTGCTAATGGCTATTTTAGTCACGCGCTGGGCAAGCACGTTGATAGCCACCGTGCTGAACAAAAGATAATGGAGTCCAAAGGTTTTGTTTGTGAGGCAGATTTACCCAAGGACCGGTGGGACGATGCGGTAACTCGACAAAAAGAACGAGTTGCAATACAGGATAAGTGTATTGAAACGTATACATCCGCTTTAGATAGTGGTAAAACTAAAGAAGAAGCTGTGGTCGAGGCGTTTACTGCCGAAGACGCATTGTCTGGTAAACTCGATAAAGCATTCTCAGGAGATAACAAATGAACGAAGAACTAGCAATGGAGATACAAGGGGCAGAGCAAGAAGATGAAATGATGTTTGCTGAGATGTCTCCAAGAGGTAACTTCACTTCAAAAGCATTGAATAACTTGGTTAAAGCAACCAATCGTTTACTGCCATTGTTTGGACAAACACCAGACTATCCTATGTTTGAGGGTAATCTTACTGAGTTTCCAACAGAGTTTGTACGTGTATTAACTATGTTTAAAGGTGCTGTTGATAGTGCAATACAAAACGACTTACTAGATGAAGAGATGTCTTTTGATATGGCGCAAATACAATCAGACGAAATGGTTAATATGCTTGCCGGAAAGATTAACCAATTGGTTAATGAGAGAGACTTTAAACGCTACTTAAAAGAAACACCTGTAGAAGAAGAAGAGGTAGAAGAAGAAGTAGAAGAAGTTGAACCAGATGGTGAAATGGCAGAAGAAGATATAGATAGTTTGTTTATGGAAAGAATGTAACCCCAAAAAAAGGAAATAAAATGAATAACGACACTACTCCCGAATCGGGAACTGTTGAAGAAACTGTAGAAGAAGTAGAAGTAACCGACGAAACTGTTGAACCAGGTGAAGATAGTGTTGATGCTGATGCAGATACAGAAAGCATTGAAGAACAGTTAATGACTATTGACGAGTTACTTGGCATTAATGAAGAAGACTACGAAGAGTTTCAAGAAGACGCAAACCATAAAGGTATGAAACCATTACACGAATGGATGAAACACATACCAGAAGATGTAAGGAAACACGTTGCTAATATACGTTCATCATATACTCAGAAGACACAAGAACTTGCTGAAATGCGCAGACAACTCGACGCAGAACGAGCCGAACTTATGCGACAGCAAGATATGGCAGTCAACAACCCATTCCTTAAAGAGGCAGAAAAGGCACTTGAAAACCAAGAAGAAAACGACTTGTATACCGCAGAGGGAATGCAAGCCGAAATAAAACGACAAGCTGCACAAATGCTCAAAGAAATGATGCAACCGGCTCGTGAAGAAATCCAAATGAAACAACGTCGGTTGCAACTGGAAAACTTTAAAACAGAAAACCCTGAACTTATGCAAGATGAATACAGAATGCCTGTTGCCGAAATGCTAAGAGAAAGACCTGAACTAACTCTAGAAGACGCATTCTATATTGTTAAAGCAAAAGTTGAAACGCAGAAAGCAAAAGAAGAACGTGAACAAATGTCTAGACAACGGTCCAGTCGTAGAGAAACTTTGCGTAAAACATCGAATGGTAAGTCAGTTACACCTAGTGGGACTCCTAAGTTTCGTGATGCTTGGGAAGCCTACCAATATCACAAATCACAAACGGCTAAGAAGTAATGGGACGTGGCAGAAGAAAAGTTGACAAAATTATTGTACACCACAGTGCAAGCCCCCAAGACACTACTGTTGCCCAAATCAGAGATTGGCACGTCAACGGGAATGGTTGGAGCGACATTGGGTATCATTATATTATATTGGCTGATGGTACACTTGAACGAGGACGGAACATAAACCGTACTGGGGCACATTGCAAGAACAAAAATAAAGGTAGTATTGGTATCTGTTTAACTGGAAATACCAGTAATGAACCACCGACAATGCAACAAATAGAATCTTTAAAAGGAACATTGGGTATGTTAATTGAAGACTATCTGTTGACAAGACAAGATGTCTATGGTCACCGTGATTTTGGGGCTACAGAATGTCCTGGAGATTTTTTATACGCTTACTTACAACAATACAGACAAGGCTTGTGTTGACAAGTCTATAATAAAACTGTACTATGCTAATGTGTAACGGACTTACAAAGCACCCCGACCACAAACATTCCTCACGGAACACGTTTAATCAGCATAAAATTAAACTCTTACTTAGGTAATACAATGGCAATTTCTAATGATTTATTGTCATCGACGTTGTATTCCATCCGTGATGGTGAGGTCGATGAACTCTTTCAAAAAGTAGCATTCCTTGATAATGCTAAACGTTTCAACGGTATTGAATATGAAGATGGTGGTATTAAAATCCAACGTCCTCTCTCTATCGCTGAACATTCACAAATAACCGCTCTTCCTACTGGATACGAAGCTGTAAACCTTGCAGTTAAAGATGTATTGCAACCAGCCATCTATGAATGGTCTGATTTTACTGCACCTATCGTTATCACTAAGAAAGAAGAGTTGGAAAACAAAGGCGAAAAAGCAATCGTTAAGATTGTTGAGGCTCGTATGCGTTCTGTTATGGGAATGCTAAGACGTGAGTTGAACAAACAACTTATTGCTGGGTCTTCTACTATCTTGACAACTGTTAACACCTTGAACGGTGCAGCTGGTGGATTCCTTGAGAATTTAGACCCTGGTTCACAAACCAATTCAGTTGGTGGTATTAGTAAGGCAACTTACCAAAGTACAACTGGTTGGCAAAACCAACGTCAAGATGTTGGGGGTCTTTTTGGTACTTCTGGTATCCGTCAAATGCAACAAATGGCTATTCAAGCAGACAGTGTAACTCACATGGGACAAACCAATTGTGTACTTATGTCTGAAGCTTGTATGGCTAATTATCGTCGTGCTTTGTTTGACAAAGAACGGTACATTAACGAGAAAACTTTAGATTCTGGTCGTATGCAACTTGCATTCGGTGGTGCTGTAGTAGAACAAGACCTTGAACTTGGATTCTTATACAGTGCTGGTAAGCCGGTATCTGCCTATTTCTTAAACTTTGATGGTGTTAAACTCTGTATGCATAGAGATGCAGACTTTGCAGTTTCACCATTTGAACATATCTCTGGAACTACTGCTCGTGCAGCTCAACTGTATGTTAAAATGCAATTGATTGCCGACCATCTCGGTTCTTGTGGTATACTTATTGATGCAGACACATTTTAGGAGATTATTATGGCTACTCAAAATCTTATTCAATACTTAGAAACTTCACAATACAATGCATTACCAGTTGGTGGAACACTGCCTATTGGTGAAGCTGCAATGAACCGTAGACAAGTTGAAACCTTTATTTCAGGCGCTGCTATTGCTGCTAATGATTTAGTTTGTATCGACCTCAGTAAAACTGATAATAGTGAAAAAGTAATTACTATTATTCCGGCTGATGGTGCAGCTGCAACTAAACGTATGTGTGTTGGTTTTGCTTTAACTACAGCTTCTGGTGCTGGAGAGACTGTTGACGTTACTATTGCTGGACTACACGCAGAAGCTAATTGTGCAGACAGTGGTGGTGCTGGGGTTGCTGTGCAAGCTGGTGATTTTTTAAGTCCATCCGCAGTTGCCGGACGAGCAGATGAATACGTTGCAGGAGATACCGTACCTCCTATAGCGTATGCATTAACTACTGCAGCTGGTAATAAAGCAGCTGTCTTTGTTATTAAACAAATGTAATTTCTTTCATTGTTGTTTTGAGGGTGGGTGGTTCCGAGACATTACCACCCACCCTTTTTTATTGGAGACAGTATGGCTAATCTAAAAGCATTACGTGAGAAGATTAAAAACATTACTGATTACAGTCCTGAACTGCAACAGTTTAATGACCAACTGGACGAACTAATCAATGATGCGTTCTACTGTATCTGGACTATGAAACGGTGGAACTTTGCAACTGAAATAGATACTATATCGTTTCACGTTGACATTTCCTCTAAGACAGACTTAGAGAACACAGCTGCTAGTGATGTGTACTTGGCTATTACTAAAGGTGAACGTAAAGCCACGTTAAGTGCAGCTATAGATAGGTTACACGACCCCGATATATGGGAGGGTCAACCTATACAAATAGATACTATGGAATATACAATTTCCAAAGTTTTATCTATGACAGAAATTTTATTAGATAGAGCCTATGAGGGTACTACGTATGCTTTAGCAGATTCATACACAGGATGGGTAATTAAGAAAAGATGGTATGACTTACCAGAGAATTGCCTAGAACTATTGTATATGGGACACAGAGATTACCCATACGTAAGTGTATCTGGTTCACAAAATCCATACGGAAAATCTACTGCTATATTACCTCGTCGAGAAGAAGACATAGACTTGCGTGTTGACTATGCAGCGTCTTATGCAGAGGCATACATAACAGCACCAACTATTGGAATACCATCTGGTGAAACTTTAACACTAGACAAAACTACCACTACTGGTAACTTTCCAGTAGGTAAAACTTATGAGTTTTGTTGGGCATTCGTAAAAGACGGTAAAGTAGGTCCATTATCTGACCCACAAACTATTAAGATAACTGATGAAAACAAAGGTGTATCTATTAAGTTTACTGGTTGGGATGATGAAGTAATACAAGCAGATACTTATAATAGTAATGACCAGGTAGCCACACAGTGGGAGGGTTACAGAAAGGTAGTGTTTTGGAATAAAAACTTTAATGCTACGACTGCTGAACGCAAAGGGTTACCGTGTTGGCTATCAGTTATTACTGGGGGCGCACCAGCTGCTCGTAATACTCAAGCATATCTAAAACCATTAGTAGCGCAAGATACCGCTAATAGTGTAGAGATTCTATATGTTGAACAGTTAGATAACGGTAACAAACGTTATGTTGAGATTGATGGTATACACCAACAGATAAGACCATATCCTAGAGTTAATGGGTATGACTTTGAAGTAGTACAAGTAAAAACTGGCGCTGGTACTATTACAACTTACCACGATTATGTAAGACAAGGTATTATACGGTATCTAGTAAAACCACAAGACGTATTACTTGCTACTGATGTACCAAAGATACCATTCGAGTTTCACCAACTTATTGTATACAAAGCCCTAGAAGATATATATCTAAAACTTGGACAACAAGGGTTGGCTACTACATACGAACGCAAGTATATGAAAGAAATTAATGGACTTGCAAAACGATATGTAGATAAGATTGACCAACGAGTTAGAAGAGGTCAGTTTCATACACGAGCCGGAAGACCCTCTTACGATGGTGCTTCTTTAAGGAGAATGTCGTGAAGTCTCAGCGGTTGAAACAGTTTGTCCAACTGGGTGGTATAAACAGAATACTGACACCAAAGATAGGTGATGCAGAGACAGTTTTGAATTGTCGTATGTCTGTCGAGGGTGGCTGGATGGGTAACGTTGGATTTCAATCCTGGTGGAGAAATCCGTCGTCGTGGACTGTATCTGAAAGCACACTACAAAAATACTTTGAAAAGAAAGTGGACAGTTGCTATCAGTGGAAAAGACAAGGCTCAAACGATGTATACACGTTTGTAGAACAGAATGGAGTGTTATATTATGTTTTGGGGAATAAAGGGCAAGGTACGACATACACAGGTGCGTTTTATGAAAATGACATTGTTGTGGTTGATAGTGATAGGTACATTCCCAAGTTGGGTGATACTGGCAGTCAGTATGTCAATCTGGGAAGACACCTTTTAATAATCAATGGACGCGACCGCGCAATATTGTTTAGTGGTGATAGATTATTTAGAGACTTTGGGTTTGTATTAGGTGGTCCAACAGTTTCTCCATACGATATAGATGCTGAATATTTTAACAATAAAGTACTAACGGCTACTGCTATTGCTTTTAACAAATCAACTGTGTTTGGATTAGGTGGTGTAACAGAAAACGAGCGATATGTTTATCAATACAAAATGACAACTATTAGTGACTTAGGAGCAGAATCACCACTATCAGGAGAACAAGAAGTATCTTGGACTATACCTAATGCACAAGACAAAAGATACGCTGTTGCATTAGACTTACCTTTGGGTGATGTTGGCACTGTTGCTAGACGTATATATAGAACTAAAGAGATTAACACTAGCGGTGGACTGTTTTACTTTGTAACTCAAATAGACGAAAATTCTAGTCGATTCTACATAGATACTATGCCAGACAAATACTTAGTAGATGAAGCACCGAGGTTTACAGCCAGCACGAGTATTAATACAAACTTTCGAATAGGAGAAAACTGGGATAATAGATTGTGGTTAGCAGAGGGTACTCGCATAATCTATAGTGACAGTGGTATATTTGAACAATTTGGAGCAACTAACTACTTTGAATTAGGAGCCTTTCAAGGTGGCGACATTATTCAATTGCAGTCATTCTATAACAGTCTTATTGTGTTTCGAGAATCTGCTATTAACATTATAAGTTTTAATAACAATGGCTTTAACATATCGACAGTAACTAACACTATTGGTACTACTGCACCTAATAGTATTGTTGTTATTCCACAGTTAGGTATCATCTTTATGAATGAACAAGGTGTTTATATACTAACTGGTGGTTTAAACGGTGGTGCTAGTCTTAAAGTACAAAAGATTAGTTTTGGTATTGATGACTTATTAAACCGTGTCAATACATCTATGATACACAAAACTATTGCAGCTTATAGTCCAGTAGAACGTGAGGTGTGGATACACTTTCCATCGGACGATAGCGTTATACCAGATACTGGTATAGTGTTGCATTCAATGACTGGTAACCCCTCTTGGTCTATTAGAACTGCTTTTGCTAATGTAGACAAAGCATACTGGTCTGCACTAACAACAACTATAGATGGTTTATTCTTATTGGGTAATGCACCTGAATGGACTATTGCAGCCGGACAAACAACAAAGAAGTTTGGTCCATTACAAGTAATGACAAATGCAAATAACTGGGGACAGTCTTGTACAATTACTTCATTAAACGCAGGAACTGCTGTACTTACTATTACAGACACTACTAATCCAGGACACACTTGGGAATCAGAGTGGTATGGGTTTGCACAAAACAGTGTAAAAGTAAGATTCTACAGTGTTGAACTTAGGCTTATGTCTTATGGGGACAACTCGTTTGAGTTCTTTTATAGCACTGATTATTCATACACTGAGAATGTTACAACTGCACAAAAGCAAGCAAGGTCGGAAACTGTATTCACTGTAAATGAGGATGCGGTTTTTGGGGCAGCTGATGCTACGGTGACAAAGGTTCCATTTACAGTGAATAGCAGTTATATAGCCGATGGGCGTTTAATAACCCTACGGTATGATGTGAACACACAACTATGTGACCAGTTTAAGTTTGGAATTCGGACAACAAACGATACTCAGTGGCATTTGTTATCTATGAATTTACTCTCTGACGCACAGGCTTTACCATCATTGAATCAAGCCACACGTCTACAGAAAGGGCAAGCAAGATGAAAGTATATACGCAACAAGGGCAAAAGAGGTTTGACCAAGTTAAACCAGAAAGCATTAACGATAACACTCAAGCAGTGGTTAGTGTATACAATGGACGTGTTGATGGGCAAAACTTTCCTATTGATACAATAGACAAATTAAAGTTTGCACCCTCTTCGATTACTAGCACTTCAACAGCAAAGGCTTTTGGTTTTAAATTTGATGGACAAACACAAGATTATTATTTTGTTAGACGTTGGAATACGTATGAGGGTAGTTTAAGTGTACACAACCCATTGTATTCTGTAGACTTGAATAACAGTAACTGGTCTAGTGGTTGGAACAACTTACAAGACATTGCTACTACCGGTGGTGTAGCAAACACTTTTAGTGATTTATTTTTAGAGTTTACGGCAACCTCAGGAACTTTATCAGGATGTTTTGATATAAACTTTAGACACGGGTCAGATGTAATACAAGATGGAAGTGGTGGTTACATTGCATTTTCTACTACATGGTGGACTCGATGGGGTTTGTTTTGTAATGATATATTAATAGCCGAAACTGGAAAAGTGTATCCACGATTAGAAAATTTAAGTGTTCCTTTCCATTTGTTTATAGGTAGTCAAAATGTAAGACTAGAACTAAAATATCAAACTATAAACACTGGAGCAGAAGATGTTACTGGAGCTGCTGCTGGTGCTACAGTAACAACTAGTTCAAGGCTTGAATTGTATGGTGCTTCTATATGGGCTTGTAATACAAAGAGGTAATAATGAGCAAAATAGGAAATCAATATTTGGACGGTGGAGTAGTACCAACAGCTGCTCAGTTAAATGCTGTATATGATGCAGTTGCAGCTGATACTATAAACAATGATAATGTTGAAACAGACTGTGCAAACCGTATGCATTTTAGTGATACACCTGGTAACAGAATTAATCAGTTATCTACATTTGATTATGATGGTACAGCTGATTGGGCAACTAGTAGTACTGCTTGGACAACTATTGAAAATGTAGCCGGAACTCCAAGTAAAGTTGAGCCTAATTATACTGCGCACGGACAAATAGTAATACGTGTCCAAGCAAGTGGGTTAGTAACTGAATTAACTTTAAGTGCTTCTAAAGATGGTGATGGTACTAATGCACAAATACCATATAACACTTATGCATTTAGATTATTTGCAACATTAAACAGTGGTGGAACAACAGTTGATATAGCAAACTGTACATATAGTTTTTCACCAAAAGCTGCGATTACTACTGAAAACCAAGGAGTTGTAGAACGTATTCAATATAGGTCTTTTGCCTTTAGTGGATTAGCCACAGTAAATGCTGGTGTTACAATAGACAAAGTCGAACTACAAGCTTGTGTTGGCTTTAATGGTAATACATTAAAAGTTCAACATAATCACATACAACTTATTGTAGTGGAGAACTAATGGCTTTTGTAAAACCATATACATACGTTAATGGTAACGTTTTAAATGCAACAGACCAAGAGTCAAACGAACTAGCATTACAAAGACACGTTAATCAACAAATAGTATCTGCTGATGTGGCTAATGATTCTGTAGTTGGTGAAAGCATTGCAACACCTCGATTAATTAGTGCAGTTTACACAGCAGACTTTGTAACCAAGACTATACAAGGTGTAAGTAAGTTACTAAGTAAACACGACTTTGCATACTTTACTTCTACTACTAAAGGTAAGAATCAAACGTCTACTACTGTAGAGGATTACCAAAGTTTAAATACCACAGGTGCTGAAGTATTTATACCAGTAGACAGTACAACAGTAATGATAACTATATATTTTAAAGCTGTTGGTGATGAAAACTCTGCTCAACAAACAAACAAACGGAATCCTGGTCCTGGAATGTGGGATAATAGATTTGAACTTTTATATGAAAAAGACGGTAAAATTACATCTTATGATGGAACACGTAACTATGTGTTTGAAGAAGCAAATTCACTTAGCCTTGGTGCATTGAATCCAAGTGCAAAATCAACGGCTGCTGGACACCGGAGCATTATGATTACTCGTATGCTAACATTAGATAAAGGTAGGTATAAATTTAGTGTTGCTGTTAATCCAAAGGTTGAAAAGGGTAACATTAACTGTCAATCATTTTTAATAGAAACTTTCCACGTATAGGTGATATATGGGACCATTAGCAACAGCTGCGTTAATTTCTGGTGGAGCAACACTTGTTGGTAATTTGCCAAGCATTATTCCAAGCAAGTATGAACGTGAACAAAATAAACGTCTCAAAGAACTTGAACGTAGACAAGAAATGGGTTTGTTAGGTCTAACTGAAAGACAAGAACAACAAATGCAAACACAGTTTCGTAACACTAGGGACCAAGCACAACGTAGACAAGATGCAGAAATGCGACGGTTGTCTACACCAACAGCACAACCAGGTCAACAAATGCTAGGCGCACAAATGTCTATGGATAATAGACAACGTTTAGAGGCAGATATAGCCAGTCAAATACTTGGTATTGACCTTAAACGACAAGCAGAACAAGAGGCTGATATAGAGGCTTTAAGAGCAGGGCAAGCCCAAATGCGTAAAGACAAAACAACTGCATTTTTAGAGCCTTTTACCTCTGCTGGAGAGGCATATATTAAAGGGCAAACGTTGGAAAGGCTAATAGGGCAAATGCCTGAAGAAGACAAAGATATGTTTATGCGAGAAGAAATGGCAAAAAGAATGGCTCCACAACAACCAGTAAGCCAAACTCAACAAATTTTAAATTCTTTTGGACCAGACCCAGTACAAGGAATGATGTTTAAGTTGGGTATTGATGAAGAAACAGCAAACCAACTTGTATTAGGTTTAACAGGGCCAACAATAAACACAAGTAGTGCTTTTAACCCTCTATTAGGTATGTAAAAATGGCTATTCAACAGATAGGTGGACGTAACGTCTATGTAATAACTGGTTCAGCTAGTACTGGTGGTAGAACAAGTACTGGTCAATCTTGGGCAGACTTAGTAACTCAGCAAAGATATACCTTGTATGACGCAGCTTATAAACAAGCATTGCGTGAATACGAGTCGGGTAAGTTGTCAAATGAACAACTGCGTAAGAAACAAGAAGAACTTAAAAACAAGTTAATAACTGAAAGAGAAGAGCGTCAAGACAGTATTAGAACATTAAATATTAAAAATATTGAAAGTAAAGCTCGTGCAGAAAGTCAAAATGTAAAGGCTGAAAATATTGCAGCACAAAAAAAGGCACAAGCAGGAACAAAAGGAACATTAAGGTCTGCAAAACCAATACCTACTAAAGAAGAATATATTGAAAAATTAATGGATGAGAGTCGTGAATTTACTTCAAGTATAAGTGATTTAAGACGACAAGCAATGGAAGCTGCTGATGCACGAGTAAAAGAGAAGTTTCTTAGCGAAACTGAAATGTATTCATTTTTAAAGAATAAAGATGCAGAAACTATAAGTGGTAGTGCAGAGTATAAATCTTTAATAAAAGCAATTAAAAGAGATATAAAGCGCAAAGAAGCACGTGAAAAAGATATAGAATTTTTAGAAACGCAAACAGGGTCTTTTAATTTTGAGGAATGGTTTAATAAAGAAAATTCACGTTCAGGTTCGGTAGCAAGTCAATATGTAGCACCTAAAGTTAAAGAAGTTAAACCAACAAGTTTTGATGATTTAATAGAAAAAGACAGACAAAGAATACGTGAAATAGATTTAGAAATAGAAGCATTAGACTTTAAAGATTTAGACAACATAAATGTATTAGAACGTGCTGGTGAACTTACCAGAGAAATGGAAAGTAGACCTATAAGACAACCTAGAGAACCTAGGGAGCGTGGTAGGTTTCGAAGAGCAGAAATGGAAGCGTTAGGTGAATCACCTGAACCAGATGTTCCATTACAGTTGTCTGGTGCTGAACCTACGGGAATGACAGATACTGCAGTAACAGAATCACCAACTATTACTGAACCTGTGCAAGCAACTTATGGGTCTTTAGAAAATAAAGAAATACCAATACAAGACCCTGGTGAACCATTAGCATTTAGAGATATAGACCCACCACGATTTGTAGGTGAGGAATTAGAAGATTTTTACAGAACTGACCCAATGGCTTTTCCTGCAAGAGGTGAAATGCCTAGGGTTCAACGAATAAGTGCAATACCATTATCAGATGAAACAGAGCAAGTTGAAGTAGCAGAAGGTCCTCAATCATCTAGAAGAGCCATACGTAAAAATATACAAAATCAATTTAAACAAGTACGCAACTTAGATGACCAAGAGAAAACAACTGTAGCAATACAACTATTAGAAGAATATAAAGACCAGTTTGGTGTCAGTAGTAAAGAATATAATAAATATAAAAAACTTATACTAGATGAACTTGAAAAATCTCAAAATCCAGAAGAGGCAAAAGCGCATAGAGCAGCAGAACAATACATTAAAAAAGACCCAACTGCAGCGGCTAACTTATTAGTACCAAACAAATTAAGCACTTCCTTTGTTGTAGCTAACAGCACACAAAAATTAGTACAAGGTGTTTTTGGTGGTCATATACAAAAATTTGCTAATGAAGAATTAGATTTAGCAGAACTTGATAAATTGCGTACAAATGCAATCGAACAAGTAAATAAAACAGCAATGGCGCAAGGCAAAAAAGACGCTCTAGAACTAATAGACATAATGTATTGGACTGTTATTGAACAAAGTAGGTAGATATGGCAACGACACCATCTATAGAGGAAATGAGCAAGTTAATGGGTACACCGTTAACACCTATCCAATATGAAATAGCAATTGCTAATTTAGATTTAATAATGTCGCAAGTTGAAGCGCAACAAGCAGCTGCTCAAAATCCATATATGACCGAAATGGAACGTGTTGGTACAGACCGACTACAAAGAGAATTAGATGAGATTAATAAAATTAGGTCAAAAGCACAAGTTGGCGGTTATGGCTCATTAAGCGCAAGAGAAGTACCGGCAGGTTTGCCTATGGAAACACAGACTGAACACAAAGGTGCTGGTATTCTGTTGGAACCATTTTATAGAAGTCAAACAGTTGGTGAGGATAGTGCAACATTTGCTAAGACGTATGCAGATGCAGAAGTTTTAGTAGAGGATATGAGACAACACGGATATAACTTTGAAGAAATGAATGCTGGTCGTGCAATGTTTATGGAACTTCGTGAAGATTATCCAGACTTGTCGTTAAAAGAAGTTAATGATTTAACAAGAGAAAAATTAAATTCATTATTACAGTCACCAGAATATATAACTGAAGATGAATACCACGAACTTATGCCTGGTATGCGTTCTAGAATAGGTGTTGAGCAACTACCTTTAGGTGCGCAAAAGTCAGACAATTTGTTAGCAAGTGTTTTAGATTATCAAAAAACACCAGGAACGAATCTTAGAAAATATGATAAGTATCAAATGGCATATTTGAATAGTTTACAAAATGCTAAATATGATGCTGAAATAGAACGTCAAAAAGAATTGGTTCCAACTTCTTATACAATGAATAATTTTTATGAAGTTAAGTTAGGTCCAAACAACTACGCATTATTACCACAAGAGGTGTTTGATTATATACAAGATAACCCTACTGGTGGTGTTGTATACAATGCTCAAAAAGACACAGACATAATAGAAGCTTTAAAAAAAGGAGACTATAAAGAATTAGGTTCTGCGGATTTAGGTTACCAGGGACAAACACAAAGAACAATAGATGCTATAGCAAAAGTAAGAGCCTATAAAGAATTAGGAAATCCTGATTGGCAACAAGATATAAACAAACGACGAGAAGTATTAGAAAACCTAGACTTGTTTAGTACTACAAGTATTGGTGGTACTAGAACAGACCCATTAGGTGGTACTGCCGAGGGAAGTGGTGCTTTTGTACTTCGTGCGTCTTTAATGCCCTACAATGCTTTTGCAGGAGCTGTAACTACCGCATTAGATTTGCCTACAGAATATGCAATGGGTGCTGCTTTTGAGGGTGCAGAGAAACTTGGTATTGTTGGTGAAGCAGATTATTTGTCAGATGTAGGTACTGGTCGGTATAGTACAAGACAAATACGAAAAGAAGAACGACCAGCTTTGTATAGCGAGGGAGGGTTGTTATACGAAATGGCTGATAATATGGCGCGCAATAAAGGATTTACCGGAGAGGGTACAGTTATTGCAGAGGGTCTAAATCTAGAGGGTACAGCAAAATATATTACACACGGTGGTCGTTTTATAATGGATATAACAGACCCAAGTTTGGATTTAGCAGCTGGAACAGTTTCAGGAATCAGTGCATATAATAAAAGTAAGAAACTTCACAAAGCGGTATATGGAGCCAGTAATACACAAGAGGCAACAAAGGCCGCAAAACAAGCATTTGCAAGAAGTATGGAAGACCCATTCAATATTTATGGGATGACTAAAAAACTTGTTACTCGAAAAAAAATTGATGTTCCAAAGAATATAGATAGTGATGATGTGTTGTTAGTTATGGGCGATAATATGGCACAAAACTTGTCTGCTATAAGACATTTGGAAACAGATGAAGCGTTATTTAATTTAGATAATACATTGGTTGGTCAACAATATTTTAATAACCCAAGTCCAATTGCAGCAGAAGAAGTTATAACCAACTTTCGTGACAACATAAACCGTTCTCCAGTAGCAAAAGAACTTTTAAGTGAATACGACGCAACTGTAGAAGAAGTGATTTCTATTGCTCAAGACTATGCAAATTATATGAATAGGGCTTCTAGTTTTCGTAACTATGGAGATTACAATTTAACATTTGGTGAATATTTAATAGATGTATTAAAAAATCCATCATCGTCTTTTGTAACAAAACAAGCCAGAAAAGCTGTTCGCACAAATGTAGAAGACTTAGTGCAGTCACTAAATGCTAACAGAAGAACACCTTTAAGTAACGAAGACTTAGCTGCTGAACTAGCAGCAATCAAAGATGCTAGTACTAAAGGTACGAAAACTGTTAGACCAAATATGCAAGCAATAAAAGATAGTATAGATATAAATATTGGACGTATGGACGATGTTGATAGTGTAGAAGAAATCTTAAAAGCATTAGATACAATATATGGTAGGGCTATATTCTTTGATATGTCTGCTCGGTTTATGCCAAGTCAAGTTAGAAAAGGTTTGGCAAAAGCAAACTTTATTACCAGAAACACTATAGTAGACAAAAAAGCAAAACCTAAAATAATTGCAGCAGCTGCTCAAAGTGACATTGGACAAGCGTTACATCGTGTCATAAAATTATCAGACGACACACCTATGCTTGTAATACAAAAGTCAAGTAATACACCTACATATTCACAGATAACTAAAAGACAAACGTCTGCACCAACTGAAACAAAACGAGCCTACGACTTAGAGGGTTTGACTGATGTTGAAAAAAGGGCACTTGTTGATAGTGTACGATTCTTAGATATGAATGGAATAATAAAAGACGAAATACTGCAAGATATAATAGAAGAAAACATATTAGTTTTAGATGATATGAATATGTTGTTAGACGCTAACGTAGACAGAGTAGCACGTAAGTATGCTGAGACAGCGTCGGTAGATGACATAGAAAAACTTGGTACAGCAAATTACAATAGATTACTAGAAGCTGAGGGTTCAGCTTTTCGTTATCAACCTAAAGGTATAAAAAACTTTTTTAAAAGACTTGTTGGTAAAGAAGAACCATTTGTAGAAGTACCTTTTCAAGCATTTAGACAAAAGCGTATTATTGAAGAATACAACCGACAGATGAGTACTTTGCCGGAAAGAACTGAAGCATTGTTTAATGAATTAATAGCATATAACAACCCTAAATTAGAAAGAAGTGCAGAGGGTGTAAGTCGTTATATGGACGAAACAGTTGGACGTAAAATAACTAAGAATGAAGTGTTTGGACTGATGATTGTTGGTGAAAGAAGTACTGGTGCTAGTCGTGTACAACAAGAACAAATACTACAAGAAACTATAGAGATGTTAGTTCAACAAGTGTTTAATAGAACAGTAGATGTATTAGACAATATAAACGCAAGTGATGAACTAAGTGGTATACGAAGATTTTTTAAAAGCAATATATTTAATCAGCACGGTCGTGAATTTATAAAGTCAAAAGCATTAGAAATTAGCGAACGTGTAGTACGTGACCCTTTATCTTTTAATGACGAAATGATTGGATTATTAGAAGAGATTGACGAATCTATACAAAGTTTACGTATGCGTGATGAATATATAAAAGTAGATACTCCTACACAATCTAGTCAAAGAATACAAAAGCCTATTAGTGATAAAAATAGATTTCGCACTAATCCTCTTAGTCACGAAGAGGGTGGAAGTATAGTAAGAGTATACTATCAAAACGGCACTTATCGAGATTATGATAGAGTTAAGTATCCAAATGCATTTATAAAGAAGATACAAGAATCAGCAAGTGATTTTCAAAGCGCAAAAGTCATAGACGAATCTATAGAAGAGATAGATTATAGACCAGTAGATGAATATGAACTATTACCTGGAGACAGAGTTAAAGATGTATATGTGGATATGCCTGGACAACCTGGTCAACGTATATCAAAGGCTATTGTTGATTTAGATGTCAACTTTGAGAATGTACGTTCGTTAGAAGAATTAAAATTAGACAATAAATACGAAAAGGTATTGTTTGGACTATACGCTTTTGCTGAACAACAAAGAGAACTTAGTGCATTAGTGGCAAAGTCTGTTCGTAGAGACATAATAGGTTTAAGGATAGAAGACTTTGCACCTGGGATAGAGTTTTCACAACAAGCGTTTGAAGAGGCTATTAAGCAAGCAGTAATCAATCGGTATCTAGAACTAAGCAATGGAGGAGGGTTTGGTCCTAATACCAATATGTATCGCAATATAGTAAGTGACGCACACAAAATGGACCAAGCAACACAACTTGATACTGCAATAAATGTAAAGAAAATAGATGATGAAATATATAAAGAAATAAGAAGTGCTGAAAAAGAATATATAAGACAGACCAGTAGTGAACTACGAGCTGAAATAAAAAGACGAAATGAAAAAATTAAAGAGCAATTAGTAGAAACTAGAGCTGACTTTAAAGACCAAATGGACGCTGTAATTGGTAGGTTTAATGATGATGCTAGAGTGTCTGTAGGTAGATTAAAAGAAGAAAAGCAATTAGCGTTAGAAAAATATTTAGGTACAAAAGAAAAACGAAAGAAGACACAACAGTTTCCAAAGAAAGGTCAACCTAGAATTACTTGGGTCAAAAGAAAGACTACTGACCCAGAATACAAAAAGATAATGAAAGAGTACAATGAACAGATAGACCAATTGTATAGAAAGATAAGTAAAGACAGAAAACAATTAAGGAAGTCTTTAACAGAAGAAAAGAATAGAAAACTTGTACAAGAAAAGGACAAGTTAATAGCCGAGCGTGAACAATATATTAGACAACGAGAAAGTGACCAAGATGTTCAATATGAAGTAGACGAAGATTTGCAGTTACAGTTAGACCGTGGAGAAATAACTGATGAGCAATATACAAGATTATCGTTAAAGAATCAGATTGCAAGACAACCGGATATACAATCTAAGATACAATTAATGAGGTCATTAATCACAGACTATGACGCAGCGTTTGATGAAATATACGACATTTTTGCCAAGGGTCGATTGGACGATGACGTATTGGATAGATTAGCAACTGAAGTAGAAAACTATGCAGAAATAGTATTACGAAACAATAATCTATCACAATCTATTAGAGGTGTAACATTAAATGAAGTAACGGAAACTATAGATAAGTTTTTTAAGGTTCCAGGATTGGCAACAGCAGTATTAGGTAAAGACCAAATGCAAAGTATGAGACAAGGATTCTCACAACAAAACCTTGTACAAAGTTTACGAAAAATACTGCAAGAAGAACCAGAGCTTATAGACTCAGTTGATGCGTTGTTTGCTTTCAATATAGATGCTTTATATACTTTTGCATTAGGTTTTAACCTTGCGTCAATAGGTAGAAATTTAATAACTGGACCTGCCATTGTATATCAAACTATAGGTCAAATTATATCACCTAGATATGTAAGTAAAGGTTCAAGAGTAACTGAATTTGGGGCAAATGTAAATCATCCAAAACATTATGACATTGTCGTTAAAACACCAACTGGTAAACAATATACATACGCTGATGTATATAGAATACTTGCAAAATCAGGTGTAAGAAATCAATACAAATTTTTTGAAAGTGTTATACGTGACGGTGAGTTTATACGTGAACTAAAAGAGATGAACGAACTTGGACATTTAAGCAAAAGTAACTTTGATAGATTGTTAACTAACTTAAAGAATATACTTAGAAAAGACATTTCAGCTGCAGAAAAACTTTATATGTTAACACCTAAATCTGCTAAGAACATTCCAATTGTAGGTACTTTAGGCAATGTTGGTTTAGGATTACAAACTAAAACAGATTACGCATTTAGAGCTGGTGTTCTTGTAAAGGCTTTAGAAGAGGGTAAGAGTGTAGAAGAAGCTGCTGCTTTAAGTAGAAGAAGTTTGTTTGATTATAGTGATGTTAAAATATTTGACGACTTAACTAGTCAATCAAAAATGTTAAAGAAAGCGTTTGTATTTGCTACTTTTTCATTAAGAAATTTAGAAACAACTTTGCAAGCCATATTTAATGCTGCTTTTGGTGACGCTACACAGTTAGTTAAATTAGCAAGATTAATGCGTGGACAAAATGGTGTAGAGCGTGTAATAAATGCAAATAATGATAATAAACAACCACCATACGAATATTACTATCCAACGTATGCACAAAATTCTATAACAACTGTAGTTGGAGAATACGGTGGCGATGATACCTTTGTTCGTTTACCACCATTGCCAGCTATAGAAGCATTAGAATCTCTTGCAGATGCAATTTATTTAATAAAACAACTTTTACCTGAACACAAAAGACCGGCAGATGTAGAAACCGTTGCAGAAAAGTTATTCGGATTTTTAAGTCCAGTGTTAAAAGAAGCTGTTCACCCTTTAGTAAAACAAAAATATGAACCTGGACACGTACCTCCTGAAATAATTTCAATCTTAACAGCACACCCAGGGTTTGATACAAGTACTCCGTATGCCATAGCAGATAGTTTAGAACGTATTACTGGTGGTAGAATTAACCCAGTTAAAGCTGCACCAGGTAAAGGTGTTAAAGGTGGTTACAAATATCCTCTTACAGCAGAACAAAAAGAGCAATTGTACCACCGTAGTTTTTACACTGCTCTTAAAATGTCTGGGATTTTACCTATGGTTAATACAGTAGTAAGAACAATAGACCCAGAGGGTACAGTTATAGGAGATATGGAAAGTCCTACTTGGGAGGCTAAGGTTTTAAACTATACTACTATGTATAATTGGATAATAGGACTGCATAGTATTCACCAAATGAAAACACCGAAGTCACAACAACTAGAAGCTTTGCGTAATTTAAACGCAGAAATTGAGAGAATAAAAAGACACCACGAAAAAGAAACTAAAGCCTTTATGATATTGGGTCCAAATACTACACAAGAAGACATACAAAAAGATATAGATGCAGAGACAGATTGACAATGTTGCAAACACAGCATAAACTATATTCGTATCGGTAGCCGGAGGAGAAGATATGGCAAAGTCAGGAAAATTTTATCACGCAACCACTAACAATAATGCAGTTGCAGCAGTTGGAACATCGTTTAATGCTGGTAAGAATCACAAGCACGAACTTAAACGACAAATACCTTTAGACAGCACAAACAGATTCTTAGGTAAAGTTGAGGGGTTCACAGTAAAAGTTAATACCATTGCTGGAGGGTCTGGTACACCGACTCTTACACTACGTGGTGCTACTGATGCTGCTGGAGACAACACTTGGTTCCCTGATACTGATGGACAACTAGCATTGGGCATTACTACTGCTACCAGTGGAGTTGCAGCTTACGAGTTCAAACTTCCTTTAACCATCGAAACTAGCGATGATGTATACTTGTTCTTTAAGATAGACCAAGGAACTTGTACCATAGAAAAGAGTACAATCACCTGGAGTGAATAATGCCAGTCGCCTCACCCTTTGAATCGGGTGGGAGCGGTGGAACCGTTAATCTCAAGATAGACGACCTTACGTCTTCTTGTGACGGTAGTACTCAAAGTTTCACAGTTTCTTCGCCCTACAAAACTGGACTACTTCAGATATATTGGAATGGACTACTTCAAACGTCTACTGAGATAACTGAAGTGTCACAAACAACTTTTTCTACAGACTTCACACCAACAAGCGACGATGTTTTAGTCGCAGTGTATATACAAAAATAGGAGAACAAGCAATGGCTGTTCAAATTAAAAGAGAGCAAATCAAAGATGCAGCAATTAATGCTGGTAAAATCGACTTAACCGCAACTTATGCATTTACCAGTGGGGTGCTACGTGCAGCTACTCCATCGGCTGATGCAGACGTAGCCACCAAAGGTTACGTAGACGGACTACTTGCCGGACTTCACTGGAAAGAAAGTGTACGTGTTGCAACGACAGCAAACATTACATTAAGTGGCACACAAACTATTGATGCCATATCTGTATCTGCTGGTAACAGAGTGTTAGTAAAGAATCAAAGCACAGCTTCAGAGAATGGTATCTACGTTGTTAGTGCTAGTGGTTGGTCACGTTCAGATGATATGAACGCTGGTACTGAGTTCCCAGGTGCTGCTGTCTTCGTAAGAGAGGGTACAGTAAATGGAGACTTGGGATATGTATGTACAAACGATGCAGTTACGCTGGGTTCAACCGCTGTTGCTTTCACTCAATTTAACGGTGCTGCAAACATTACTGCTGGAGCTGCTCTTAGTAAGTCTGCTAATACACTTAATGTTGAAGTTGACGATTCGTCTATCGAAATCTCTAGTGATGCACTTCGAGTTAAAGCTTCCGGAATTACCAATGCTATGCTTGCAGGAAGTATTGCTAATGGTAAACTTGCTAATAGTACTATCTCTGGTATTGCTCTTGGTGCTAATCTGGCAGAACTAACTGCCGGTTCAGATGGTGGTTTGGTTCTTAGTGGAGCATACAATGGTGCAACAGCTAGACAAATAGCAATTAATCTTGATGGTAATACTTTAACTACTAGTGCAAGTGGACTTAAAGTTGCAGATGGTCAAATTAACACAGCTCAAATAGCAAACAGTGCTGTAACCAATGCTAAACTTGCTGGGTCAATTAGTGCTAGTAAACTCACTTTGGGAACTGCTTTTGCCAACGCGTCAGACAATTTAACATTGGCAAATGGTGTTGCTGGTAACGGTTTGGCTTTAAGTGCTGGACAAGTTCTTAGTGTAGACCTTAATGGAACCACTCTTGCTCTTTCTGCTGATGGTTTAAAAATCAATGACAATGGTGTTGGCGCAAGTCAAATAGCAGACAATGCAATTGGTACAGCAGCTGTTGCAGATTCGGCAATTACCAATGCAAAGTTGGCTGGGTCTATTACTGCAGCTAAGTTGGCTGGGTCTATTCCTGCTGACAAACTGAACTTGGGTAACGGTGTTAAAGAAGACGGTGGTAACTTGGTGGTTGACCTTGACGGTGGTTCGTTGGCTCTTGGTGCTAGTGGTATCAAGATTGCTGACAATGGAGTTGGCGCAAGTCAAGTTGCAGCTGGTGCAATTACTGGTGCTAAACTTTCATTCGCTCCAAAGTATGTATCTTTGAGTGGCGAAGACGGAACTAAAACTGCGTTTGATTTACCTGAAGCTTTGGATGCCAACTTGGTAACCGGTTCTATCGTTTACTTGAACGGTTTGGCTTTAGAAAAAGTTGCTAGTTCTCCAGGTACTGACCAATACACAGTTAGTGCAACTGGTGGAACTGGCGGTGTAGGACAGATTGTAATGGGAGCAGCTCCAGCTGGTTCTGATGACCTTACTTGTCTGTACTTTGGATAATGATTCCCCTAGGTGGGTGACTGAGTAGGGGTTGCCCACCTCCCTTTTTGGAGGTATATATGGAAGGCGAAGTAGTACAACTATTGATTAGTGGTGGTGCTAATGCAGCGTTTGCTGTATACCTCTACACCCAAAACAAAGACCTGCAACGTAGGGCTGACCAACGTGAAGCCAAACAAGAGCAGAAAGAAGAGCAACTACGTGCTAGGTATGACAAAGTCATATCTGATATGCAAGCAAAAGAAGAGACTATACGAGAGACAATACTTCAGGAAGTAAATGATTTAGATAAAAGAATGAGTTTACTTGAGCAAAGTATTACCACATTGAGTACAATAATCTCTGAGATTAAAGGCTCACTAATTCGTGCAGAAACATAGGAGAAATAATGGATAAAGACCTACTCGCATTAACACCTGAACTAATCTTGCTAGTCAAGAAGGTAATTACAATGAGCCGTGGTGGTTTAACCAAGGCAGAGAAACAAGAACTAGCAGCGGATTTGTTGCAACTTGCTTATAAGGTGTTAAGAGAAGTAGTGGACGACGATGGTCAGCCGTAGTCCACATCCTTTTGTGTTTGTAAGAGATAGGTTTTGTAGTTACCTATCTCTTCTTTTTTTCCATCGTTCTTCGGCGTATTTCATTTCTCGTAAGTGGGTACAAGCTTCGAACAACAGTTGAGTAGGGGACCGGTCCTCTGCTAACGCTATGATTTCCACTATGGCGCATAGGTTAGGTAACTTGGGTGGTGTCTCATCCTTTATGTAAGCACTAAGGGTGTTAGGGTGTATGCCCACTTTCCTTGCCACGTAGTTCTCTTTTAAACCGTTACGTGCCATTGCTCGGTTAATCCAGTTGCCAATGCTAGTGTGTCGTTGTAAAGAACCAGACATAACGTAAACTTTACTCACCACTAACACCACTAAAAGAAAAGGAGGATAGCCACTCAACCATCCTCCACACCTGCGCATAGTATAGGAACATTCTATGGATATGTCAACATAATTGACCATCTTATGTACGCAGTTTGCCATTTCTCTCCATACATAAACTGACACAGCCTTACCAGGTTAGGCACAGATGGTTCTCGTTTACCATTCTTCCATAAGTAGATAGTGGTTCTGCTGACCTCTACATAAGATGCTAGTTCAGTCTTATTGTGCGGTTTCAGACACTTGGCAAACTCTTCGTTCCACATATTCTCTCCAAAGTTTTGATTGTTGTATTTTGTGTCCGACTAGTTCAGAACACTGGGGTACTATGGCATTGCCTAAGGCTCTAACTCGGTCCACCCTGTCGGGAACCCCATCATCCATTCTGCAAACCGAGGATTGAGGACCAACCCCTCCCCAATCGCTTGCTCTTTTTTGATTCCATAATGTTGACAAGCGCGGATACCCAAGCAACTCCCCATCTTCAGAACCTCCTCTCTCCTCCAGGCACTCAACAGTCGTGGCTCTTGTTTCAGGTCGTGTGGTGTTGGAGTAGGCAGCCTCCATTCCGTTTTTGCTATGGTGGTAGTATCCCAAGGTTGTTCGGTATCCGACACAGAACCATCGTTTTCTGAGGTGTGGTGCGCCAAACTGACCAGCGGATATAATCGTCCACTCCGCGTCATACCCGATGTCGGCAAGACTTCCAAGAACTTCTCTTCCCCCCAGTCGAAGCACATTTGGGACGTTTTCCAATACGATAACTGGTGGTTCCATTTCGCTAATAACTCTACACATTTCCCACCAAAGACCAGACCTCGATGCATTGATACCTCCTTTTGCTCCAGCAATACTTATGTCTTGACACGGGAACCCACCGCACAGTATGTCTACAGGCTCCAGGTTATGTTTACCAACACTACACACATCATCATAAATAGTTGCGTCAGGCCAGTGTTGTTTCAGAACTCTCTGGCAAAATGGGTTTTGCTCCACTTGCCAGATTGTTTCGCTGTTGGGTATGGAGCGTTCCAATCCTAATTCGAACCCTCCAATACCACTAAATAGACTACCCATTCGAATCATACAAACCCCTGAGGTAGTCCATATTTTTTTTCTCTATCACATACTTTTCATACAACTTCTGTGGGTTGTTATTGTTCATTACCCATTGGCAAACCTTTTCCCACTGTTCTGATTCTGGATGGAGTCGTATTTTGGTATTTTGACCATCATCGTCTCCAAATACATCTAGGTCTAACAAACAACTAATAGCGTAGCGTTTGCCATAGGTGATAGCCGAACCAAATGCTTGTGAGTCTTTCTTACCAGCAACGTGCAAACTATAGGTACTGGTAATAGACTCACCTGTAGGTACATGTACAATACTGGTTTGCATACGGTCCTCCGTTTGCAGTTGGTGTACAATCATTAGTTCACACTCTAAAAGTAACGGTTTAATAACGTGGTGAATTCCTGGTAAGTCAGCGTACTTGTAGGCAAAAGACCCTTGTCCAGCTTGCTTGTTCTTAGGTATTGGACCTCTTTCGTTCATTAATTTATGAAAATTTTGAATGGCGGTATATACAGTGTCTTGAGTTTCACTCATAGCACTCTCCTTTTTGTTTTGTTGTTGTTGTTTTGATTGGATTCTAAGCGCCAAAGCACCTAGGTGTTTACACTGAGACTGACGGTACTTGTAATCGGGGCAAGTACAACTGTACCCTCCATCATTGCTAATGAATGCTGTCCATTCACCACATTGATTTTTGTAACCGTCAGCACTCTTGTGAAATTGTGAGCGCTCGATTGCGTCTTGTAGAACTTCTTGTTTCTCTGGTGTAGACCAGAGTTCAGCGATTGCTTGTATGGTATCCATACGACCTCCTTGTGTGTGCTTTAAGATTAACACAGTTAACCATTGTTTGCACGTTTTTCTTGAGTTATTATTCTCAGGGTTATCTGTTCCATCATAGGTTCAACGTCTGTGAACTCGGCATAATGCATATCCTCGTCAAAGAATAGAGTTACACTTAGGTGCATATTGTATTCAATGTCTTCGTCTATGTATACGAGGTGACGGCAGTTCCAATTTGGATGACCCCACGGTCTAGTACCTATAAAACTAGGTGGTCCAGGAATGCGTTGGAAGTTGTGTTCCTCCAACTTTTTCTCCATCTCCTCTATTCGGTCGTGCAGTGGGTCGTATAGCCGTGCTTGCTTTTCTCGCTCCATTGCAGTCCACAGTTTGTCCTCCACTTCGTCCTCTCCAATCTTTTGGATTATGACATTGGCAGACACTATGGCTTTCTCTATAGTCGCACGTAGTCCGTGGTCGTCGGTGACACTGGCGAGTATTTGTAGCCAGTTGTTTAAGGTATTAATTCTTCTCATTAAAATATCTCCCAAGAGGGGTCGTATTGCTCCTCCGATATATGCTCTTCTATGGACTCTGGTTCGTTGGTAGGTACATTAGACGCCAACTCGTCTACAACCCACAAATAGGGGTTCTGCTTTCCGCTCTGTTCATCTTTTGCTATCTGTTGTTGCAACCACTGATACTTATCTGGATTGCGTATAGACAATGGCAGATGTGGTTGACGTGCGCTGGTCGTGTGGAAACTGTACAGTTGGATTCGACCGTCGTGTTGCATAGTCATTTGCAAGTCGCGCCACGTTCCCATACGAGGATACTTGGCTATTGAACCCTCACACTCGCACCGTGCTATAGCAGAATGGTGTTTGCGTCTCTGAGTCTCTAGTACTAAGAACCAAGCCGACACCTCTACAACACCATCGCGTTGTATGCAGTTCTCACAGAAGTTGTACCTCCCACTGCTACCAGATAAACCAACACCACCTCGTTGCTTAATGACACATTCGATTTCTTTAATCAGCATACCAAGCAGACCTTGAGGTGGATACTCAAATGTCTTAGCGCACAATACGTGACACGCGTCTAGCAAGTCAGCGTCTTTTACGCGCTCCAACCCTTTCATCCAAGACCAATGTACGTCTTGTTTCCAGGTGTTATTTTTGTTGAACGTACTCGCACAAATGTTTAATACACGATTTATTGCATTTGGGTCAGCCATTACAAACCTCCTATCAGATTGCCGTCTTCATCGAACTCCGGTTCAGGAAGGGCTGGTATCGTGGTGGCAACTTCAGACAGTTTGCGTACAGACTGTTGGCATAAGTCGTAGTAGGTGTCAAACTTCTCCTCTCTTAAAACCACAGCTGGGTCTAGCATGCTCTTACCGCGCAACCACTTGGCTCTGTAGTGGTCTGACGTAAACAGCCACTCTAACATTTCGATTGCCTTGTCAGTGTCGCCACGTTTAACCACACCAGCGATTGCTCCAATGTTGGTTCTATTGATTATCTCTAACGGCTTGCTAAACATATCGTGGTACAACTCAAACCAAGCGTCGAGAATCTTTTGACACTGAGGGTTCTGTTGGACGTAGTCGAATGTCGTGATTGTAGTTGCTCTGTCCACTTGAACTATATGGTTATTAATTTCTAGTTCAAGACCAGCAACAGTATCGTTTACAATATTACTATTACTAATATTGTTGTTATTATTAATATCTACTATCTTACTATTACTATTATAGCAAGATTCGTGCCAAAGCATTTGTACTTGATTGAATGTCTCAACTACGTCGATTCGTTCTCCTCTGTAGAGAATAGTCGTACCTCCGTGTTGACAAGGGTATGCAATGTCCAAGCCTGTAAACAGAATTGGTGTCTTTTTGTGTTGTAATGTGAGTATCATTTTCGCTCCATTTTTTTATCTATGTAAAGTCGGACTCCATCGCGAGTCCATAGCAAAGGTTTCTCCAGGGCAGTCTTTGTTACTGGTCCCTTGATTCGGTATAGGTTGACGGTTCGTCCGTCCGGCAGTTCCGCAGTACTGTACGACAGTTTGATTATGTGACCTTTGTAGAGCCACAGTTTAAACTGTTGATATGTGCGGAAGTTATGGTCGGGGGAGGATGTCCCCCCCCAGTCATTATCACTCATACAAACCTCTCCCATTCCACCCTATCCCAGTCAGGATTACACCATCCCTTGTCCCAATACTGGAGTTCGTAACTTACTGTTGCACAAGACTTTCTCCATAATCGAGAGAAAGGATGGAGCTTTGAAAAAGTCACTTGGTCTCTATGAAAATAATACTTACCATCTACGTAGGTTCCCTTTTCACCTTTCATTACTACGTATTTGTGTTCTTTCATCCAGTCATCGAATGTTTTCCATTCTTTTGAATCTAAGTTACTCATAGTTCTCTCCATTTATATCGAAGTTACCAGCCTCAGAAGCTTCCACTGTTTCTTCGTATGCGATATTTACAGAACTCCTCATAACTTCGTGGAAGTCTATCATATCGTCATCGGGGTCTGTCCAACGTTCTTCTATGTCAAAGTACACCTCAGACGAACCCATAATCAACGAACCAGTCGAGCCTTGTTCAGCACATATTCTGTCGAAATGATAGGTTATTTGTTTGTGATAGAAATACTCAGCTTCTTCAAAGTCAAATCTAGAGGGGTCTAGTTCCCAATTTAGTCTGTGAGAATCCCGACCAAAATATGCAGATTGTGTAGATGTTGTAGTCATTGTTCTCTCCTTAAAATGGTAAGCAACCAACGTGTATTGCCCACATTTCGTCGTCTCTCATTGTACCCAGAATGCGATTAAAGACGTCTGTAATTTCCTCTTTGACATCACATTCCTCGTGTGAGGAGTTGAATTTAAACTCACGAAACAAATACTCCACAGTTTCCTGAAGCGTTTTGTCGTGACACTTTCGCAGTATGTCGTAAACCTCTCCGTTGAAGTGGATATGTTTTCTTTCTGCTTTGTACTGCAATGCCCATTCTTCTTTTAAATACTCACAAAAATTATTATTGATTAGAGAGTCTACCAGACTAGCGTAGAGGTCGTCGGGCGACTCTTGAGGTATATGTGGTTGTTGGTCTTTGCCGAATTGAACCATTGCGTGGTCTATGACATACCAAGAGCCTATGTCGGCACGTCGAGATTCTAGTATCTCCACTACCTCAGGACCGCACATATACCAAGCGGAGTGTGAACCTTTCCAATGTATGACTACTCGTTTGGTTGGGCTGAAGTTGACTTGTCCACCAGCTTCCCCAAGAGCGTACATGTATTGTTCGTGTTCCTCTTTGCGTTCTTTTATTGTGTCTAAGTATTCTATGAATTGGTTATAGTTTAAGTTACTCATTGGTTTCTCCAGAATTGTTGTTGTTGTTGTTGTTGTCGTTAAGATATGAGACTGCGATTCGAATGGAACGTATAAGCAAAAGCATTTGTTCTTTTTTCTTTGTTCCCTCCTCAGAGGTTGGAATCAATACTTGATATATTGCCTCCATCGGTCCGCATTGTTCAAGCAGAGCCTCAAGTTCTTCTTTTGTGTGGTCTTCAATTAATTTGAAAACTAGGTCTTTAGTAGTACAATTACTCATTGGTTTCTCCAGAGTTTGTTGTTGTTGTTGTTGTTGTTTCACAGTGTGTTCCATACGGTTGATTATCAGCCAATTCATCTAATCGACTTTCAAATTCTTCCATAATTTTGTCCAGGGAAGTACTTCGTTTGTGGTACTCGTCTGGTGAAAGTTGGTTTACATTATCGAGAAAGTTGTCGTACAATTCTCGCAGTACTTTTTCGTCTGTAACGAATTCTAAAAATCTCATTATCTCTCCACTTTTACTTTTGCTCCAGTCCATTCTACACTGAAGCCTGCGGGCAGTTGTACTGTAGAGTACACTACGGTTTCTGTTCCGTCTGT